GCAAAAATAGTTCGTCGCCGCGTGCGCCGTCAATGCGAACGGCAGACACACCAAGATGCGCTTCATGTCACCACCCCAGAAACCTCGGCACTGCCATTGCCCTCTAGCCCGCTGGAATTCACGGTGCTGGCGCCCAAATACCATGTGCCCGCTGCGAGCCCTGTCACGGTTTTGGTCAACGTGCCCGCAGGAACACTGAACGGTGAGGCTCCACCCATGTGGCTACCGCCGTTGTGCTGCTCGCCCGGTGTTGTGCCGACGTAGACGAGGTAATGGTCAATGCTCACCGCCGATCCATCTGCATTGAGTGCTGGCGCAGTCCATGACAGCGTGATCTGCCCGGAGCCCCCCGTCGCCACGAGCTGCGTTGGCGCGTCTGGCGCAGGACCGACGCTGGACCCGCCCGCAATCGTTTGAGCCCCGCGCAGAGATCGCCCCGCGAGCACAATGGCAGCGAAGGGCCTCATGGATCGGCGAGGTGTTCGATCAGTCTTCGGTGACTACAGTGCCAGCATTGATGCGCGGCGTAACGCCGCTGCCGCAAATGATGTTGGGCGTGAGCGCGCCTTTGTAGAGCAACACACCAGCGCCGCTCGATGCAGTGCCGATGCCAAAGTGCGTGGCCGTGCCAGTGCCGCCGGTGCCCGTCGGAAAATCGGTATTCGCTGCGGTGGCAATAGCGCCAGCAGTGACCGTGAAGCCGACGCCGCTGCGAGCAACGGCAACGCGCCCATAGCTGGTGTAGGCGATTTCGTTGGTGGTTTGGTCGCCTGCCTCGCCGGGGTCTGCGGTGTGCAGCGAGAAGTACAGGCTGCCCGCCGTGGTGCTGCCGCGCAGCCCCGTGGCGTCGCCGATGTTGGCCGCATTGGTGTTGTTGAACACCAGCAGCGCAAGAGCGTTTTCCCAGGAATTTGACTTGGACATGATTCGGTCCCTTTAAGAATCGGAATAAAAAAAGCGCCCTCTCGGAGCGCCTGGCAATGGAAACGGTGTGATCTATCTGGACATCAGCGCCGACGGGTGCTTGCTGTGGTCGTAGCGGGCCTCGATCTCGGCTGCGGTCGGCAACTCATCGCGCGGCGTGAAACTCACGCGCACTTGGCCATTGGCCTGGCCAGCGAGTTGCACATCGAGCGTGTCGTATCCGTACAGGCGATCGGCTTGCGTGCCCATAGCGTCCATCAGGCTCGACGTGCGCGGAATCACCAGGTCGATGCCAAGCGACGCCGCAATGCCAAGCCAGTACTCAACGCACGCGCGGCCCTTCTCGGCCGTGTGGCTGTTGGGGTAGGTGAAATCCATGCCAAAAATGCTCAGCTTTTGCACGCCAATGTGGCAGGCATAGGCGATGGCATAAGCGGCGGTGCTGTTGAAATACGCGCGGTTGAACTGGTTCACAACCGCTTGCAGCGGAAATTCCACCAGGCCGGGATAGCCCGGATGCGCGCGGCTGGTGACAACAGGTCCAGGATGGCGCTCGAGCCATGGCAGCAGCGCGGCAATATTGCCGTCTGGAGCGGCCTTGGCGCGAATCTCTTGGATGCGCACATCGTCCATGTGGAACACGCGGTCGTGCTCGAACACATTGCCGAGGGCGTTGATAACCCAGGTTTCGTCGCAGTACCTGCGCCGGCCGCCCAGGCGTTTGGTGATCTCTAGATAGGCTGAAACGGATGGTCCCATGCCGAGAATGGCAACATGCCGAGGTGCAGCGGCTGTGGTCGGCTTGGTGGGATGCCTTTCGGCCTTCATCTTTAGCTTTGGTTTTGATTTGGCTTTTTCGGCGCTGCGCTGGGCCACGGCAATCAATGTTCTTCCGGTTTTCAAACCACTCTCCACTTCCGACTCAGGGCCCTGCTGACTCCACCACTCGGTAATGCTCCAGCCGCATTCATTGAGAAGTGACTCGAACTCCATTGGCGTGTAGTGGCGGTAATGGAATGCATGGCCGTTCCACGGGAAACCGTCTTCGTTTGGTACGCTGACCAATAGCGTTGGAGCTGCGTCGCGCAGCGATCGCAACAGCGGCTCGGGGTGCTCGATATGCTCGATCGTCTCGAAGCAAACTGCCACATCGAATCGCCCGAGTCCAGAAAGCCTATGTGCCGTGCTCGACCAGTACTTTGCGCGAGTATGCGGATAGTGCCGGCGAGCATAAGCCAGCGCATCGCCGCTTTTGTCGAGCCCCACAACCTCAAGCGCATACTCAGCCAACAGTTGCGTGCCGTATCCAACGCCGCACGCAAGATCGACAACGCGCGAACTTGCGGTTAACTGTTTGGCTGCCCACTCGTAGCGCGCTACATGGTCGCGCCGAATCCCATCACGGGTCGGCGCGACTTGACGTTCACCCGTTTGCATTACGGGTTGGCAACCGTTCCGACCTGCGGATTGAACAGCAGCGCCTCAATGCCAACGCAGCCCACGGAGGTGACGCCGGTTTGCACCACATCGGCGCGCACGTAGCGCTTGCTACCCTTGTAGCCGATACGCTTGGACACGTTTTGGGACACGCCAGAGGTGCGCGGTGTAGTGGCCAATAGGCTGGCCAGCGCCTCGGTGCCGATCAGATCGGTGTCAGCCACCGATGTCATGGTGCCAGTGACCGAACCTTCGAAGATAACCACCGTGGCAACCGTTCCCGTGGTGGTCACAGCACCGTAGTTGCAAATAAATTCGCAGCCGCCGTAGCCTTTGCGGTCGATGATTTTTCCGGTCTTGGTGGCATTGGCGCCAATGGCCGCGGGGCCGACGACGCGCATCGGCTTGACGTTGTTGTGTAGATCGTTGCTGCTCATGATGATGAGTCCTTTCGATAAATTTCAGTGCGTGAACAGCGCGCCTTGCGAGACCTGCTCGAAGGCGCGCGGCGTCAGATCAGGTCGAGCACTTGAGAACCTTGATGGCCTCAAAGTTGGCAATGCCGCCACCGACACGGCGGCGACCGACGAACTTCACGTGCGGAACAGCCGTGAACGGATCGCGCATGATCGTGGTGCCTTTGCGGTCAACCACCCGATAGCCACGGTTGAAGTCTCCGAAGGCCACGGGGTAGGTGTTGGAACCAAGGTCAGGCATGAAATCGTCGGTGACGACGGGTTGCCCGAGCAATTGGCCTACAGCGCCTTGCATCAGTTGCGAGGGTGCCCACAGGTACAGGCCATGACCATCCTTGAACTTGCGAATCGCGCCGAGCGTGGCATCGTTCATCACGAATGCCGCGCCAGCGCGATACTGGCGCTTCAGCGAATGCTGCAAGTCGATCAATGCGTCGGACGGGTTGCTCGACGCGAAGCTCGATGCGCCGCCGGTGACGGTGTAGCCTACGCTGCCCCAGGCATAAGACGCGTTGGCAACGAAGCTGTAGGACAAGAAACCGCGCGGACCATTGACGCCGTCGCCGTCGATGAAGTCTTGACCTTCCATCTCGGCGAATTCGATGCCGATTTCCTCCATCAGGTCGGCCTCAACATCTTGCACGGCATCTTCCAGCGCTTCAGAGGTGATGCGCTGCTCAGAAAGATGCGTGCCAGCTCGGAACTCAAGCTCCGTCCATGTTTGCGATGTCCCGTTGCTTGGCGCGGTGTTTTCACCGCCGCGAACCGCGCCCGATGTACCCGTCACCTTGACCAACTTCTTGTAGCTGGCGGCACCGATAGGGATGACGCGGGCAAGTTGGCGCATGGAGCTATAGCGGCGCACCACACGCTCAATGCCCGCCTCCATTTCGTCGCCAACAAGGTAACCGCCCTGCGGATCGGTTCCCACATTGATCGTCTTGCGTTCTTCATCGCTCATGTTTTGAATGCCGCGACGCAAGAACGCGCTCATCGCCGACTTGTAGGCCGCATATTGGTCGGCCTGCAGCGGAGTAAAGCTGCGGCCACTGGCGGCGGCAAGCGCCTTCGCGGTGGCATTAAACGACTTGATTTCTTTTTGGTCAGCATCGCTGCCGCTGCCAAGATTCGGGCGATTCGATTTGGCGGCCAAATCTTTCGATTGCTGCGCCACTTCGGTGAGCACGCCGTTGAGCTTTTCGAGCTTGGCTTCGAGATCGGAAACGGCTTCGCCTTTGGCGAGCTTGGTGAGGCGCTCATCGTTCGTGCGCTTGAATTCTTCCCACGCCGTGCCTTGCTGTTCGACGAGGCTCTTGATTTCGCTGAGGTCCATGATGTGATTCCTGATTGGGTTGGGTATTGGGTGCGGCGGTGCTATGCAAGCGCCAAGGTGCTGCGCCGGAATGAGGCAGCCAGTGCGGTCAACTCCGCCGATTCATCGGCAGCGTCTTGCGTGCCGAGCAGGGCTTTGAATCCCTGGTTGATGACGATTCGCGCTTCTTTTCGGCTGAGCCCAGCGTCTTGCATGAGCCAGCGCTCGATATCGCGCTCGTTGTCGCCAATCGACTTGACGCCGCTGATGCGGGCTTTGCCGTTGGCGGGAAAAGTGACCAAGCTGACCTCCATGAGGTCAACCTTCTTGAGCGTACGCCGCGGCTCTTCGGGCTTGCTGCGTTGCGCCCATTCTTTGGCGATGTACCCGATCGACAGCCCGTCGATCGCCGGACGCGGGTCCATCTTCAGCAGCGTGTAGGCTTCGCGTCCGCGCACGGTGTCGGCCAGCTTGCCTTCGACTTTCAGTCCGTGGCCATCTTCGGACAAGCTGGTCCAAATGCCGATGGGCGTCATGTCGTCAGCGCCCATGCCGTAGCCGCCGTGCTGCAACAGCATGGCGGGCCATTGGCCTACCTTGTGGGAGTCGGCAAGGGTGTCGGCAAACGCGCCGGGCTGAATCACGTCGCCGTAACTGTCCACATTGCCAAACACAGCGCCGTAGCCGCTGAAGGTCATGGTGTCGGTGGCCGCTGGGTCGAACTTGACTTCGCGCAAACCGAAACTGGCTCGTTCCATTTTTAGGCCCCTTGTGCCGGTGCAGCATCGGCCGCGCCGGCAATCATGTTCATCGGTGTGAGCGGCGCATCGAGACCGTCCAGCGGGTTGAATTCGAGCAGCGAGCGCGCTTCGTTGCGGGTGAGAATTCCGGCCTGCACGAGGCTGTTTAGGTAGTCGGCCGTGTCGGCCATCGCGCCGCGCAATAGCCCCTGCACAACGAACTTGGCATAGACCCCATCGCGGTCGTCAGACGGGCTGAGAAGCTGCACATCGATCGACTGTTCTAGCCGCTCGTACCACGGCGCCATGGTGTGCACCACATGCGCGAGGAACATTTGCTCCGCGCTGGCGTAGGTGGCCGCCTTGTCGGTGCTGTAGACCATGATCGGCATTACGCCCAGTGCGCGGCAGACCTCTTCAACCTGGAACCGGCGTGTCTCCAGGTGCTGCGCATCGACACCAGTCATGGATTGGCTCAGCCACTTGGCGTTGCGGTCCATGATCATCGGCTGGCCACGATTGGCTCCACCGTAGTTGTCGGACACAAACTTTCTCAGCGCCTTGTACTGCTCTCCGCTCAGCGTTCCTTCGACCGAGTAGATGCCGCTGGTATTGAAGCCGTTGCGGTGTATGTCTGCGTGCTGCGCTTCGGTGGCGAGCGCCAGGCCGATGGCCTCGCGCGCAAGCTGCACCGCCTCCATGCCCATCCAACCATTCCAGCTCGGGCCACGGATGTGCCAGATGGCCTCGGCCGGATAACGCTGGCGAGTGCCCGATGTGGCGGTGACGATGTAGGTCAACGTGCCATCGGGCGCACGCTCAGGGGTAACGTGCTGAGGCTCGAATGGGATCAGCTCGACAATGTCTTTCCCGACGCGGTTGATGAAACTGTAGTGGTTGCCATCGAGCACCAGATGCAGGCCGATGGTCTCTCGATACTCGAACGAGGTTTGCCACGGATTCGGGCGGCGGTGCAGGACGTTGTACAACGGGTGATCGCGGGCTGGCAGCTTGCTGCGTCCATCTGGTGACTCGCGGTAGAGCTTGAGCGGCACCTGTGCGAGGCCGTAGCCGATGACGCGGGCACACGCCAGCACCGTAGAGACTTGCAGCGCCAGCTTCCAGTCAACGCGCTGGCCCGACTTGCTCATTCGACCCGCGAACATATCCCCGAAGAGATCGAACGTGCTCACGGTGCTCTTGCGCGCGAAGAGGCCGAGCCAGCTTGGCAATTTCATGCCTTCACTTCCGCAGGATCAAGCTCTTCCCAGTAGGAGCTACCGCCATCCGCATTGACCATCGCCCGGCCCAGCGCCATCAGCATGGCAACGGGCCCGTCGATCTTGTTCTCTTCGCGGCTTTTTGTGGGGTGCTTGAGCCCGGTGATGCGAGATTTTGTGACCATCACGTTGCTCATCATCCAGGTCATTACAGGGTTCCCGTCGTGTCGCACTTTGCGTTCGAGCACGAGGTTTTCGATGTGGATCAGCGGTTGCGTGAAGAACATCGGCGCTTGGCGAATCTCGACCAACGGCAGGCCCTCTTCGACCAGCTTCGTGGCGAAGTAGCGGCTCATGGCCGGGTCGAACGGTATTTCTTGCACGTCGAACTGGCTGCAATAGCTGCGCAGGTCGTCGGCGATCACGTCGAAATCGGTGGCGTTGCCATCGGTCACGGTCACATAGCCGGCGCGCGCCCAGCCCTGCAAATGCGCAGTGCCGCTTTCAGCCACTGCCGTTTCGTTGAGGTACAGCCGCGTGAACAAATGCCAGATGTCTCCCCGCTGAAACACGAGCACCAGTGCGGCAAAGTCGCGCTTCTCGGCGAGGTCCATGCCGATCCAGCATTTTTCGCCCGCGAAGTCGCTCAGTTGCTGGCCTGGCTCAGAACACTTCTCCCAGCCAGCCATGTCGAGCCATGCGGTATCCGCATTGACCCACTTGTTCAGCCGCTTGGTGAGAAAGTTGTTCTGCGCGCTGGGCATGGCGAGCGCCTTGCGACATTGCGCCTGCATGTCTTCCGCCTTGACGCTGACGCCGAGATTCGGGTTGGCCTTGCGCCACACGGCAGGGTCGTGCCAAAGATCATCGTCATCAAGCGCGAAGATGATGCCGAACCAGTTTTCGTCGGGTGCAGTGCCTTCGAGCACCTTGATGGTGTAGTCGCGCTGTTCGTAGCAAATGCCGCTGGTGTCGCTTCCCGCGGTGGTAATCATCATGATGAGAGGCTGTGAGCGAGCCCCCGTCGCACTGTCAACCACGTCGAACACGGCGCGGGTTTTGTGCGCGTGCAATTCGTCGATCACGGCGAAATGCACGTGCAGACCGTCGAGCGAGCTGCCTTCAGCGTTGAGCGGCTTGGCGCTGCTGGCGGTCTGCTCGATCGTGATGTCGTGCTTGCCAATGCCAACGCCGAACCGAGATTGAAATTCTGGCTCACGCAAGGCCATATTGCGTGCCACGTCGAACACCTCACGCGCTTGGTCGCCAGTGGTGGCCACGCTGTAGGCTTGCGCGCCGGGCTCGCCGTCGGCCGCCACCATGAACAGCAGGATGGCCGCGGCCAGCGTGCTCTTCGCATTCTTGCGCGCCACCTCTTCATAGCCACGCGAAAAGCGGCGCAGCTTCGTGGTCGTATGCCGCCATCCGAACAGGTTAATCACGATGAAAACCTGCCAGTCTTCGAGCTTGATCTTCGTGTAGCTGAGGCGGCCATCGCGATACACCGGCCGCGCCCATTCGCCCTTGATGTGCGGCAGCAGCTCAATGAACTTGCAAGCCCGCGAGCCCGCCGTTTCATCGAACACATATGCGAATTTTTCTTCGCCCTGCTTCGCCAGATCGTTCAAGAAGCGCTGACACGCCAGCCGCTCGAATTTTCCAGCCACCTCTTCGCCGCGCACCACCCGCTCTGCATAAGCGGTGGCGCGGCCAGCGTAGGAGTTCAATCGAACTCCGCGAACCCGGCGGGCTCTGCTGTGCCGCCTTCGAACAAATGAAGCTGAGCGCGCATCGCTGTGGTGACGCGCGCACGCTGTGCAGGCGAAAGACCAAACTCCGAAAGCAATTGCCGCAGCTTTTCCATCTCGCGGTTCAGCACTTGGTACATCGCCGACTGCACGCGCAATCCGTTGGGCGTCATGTCGATCAGCGAATCGGCAGGGTCTTTCCCCTCGGCGATCAGCCGAGCCTGACTGGCGCCGATGGAGCGCTCCACGATTTCCAGTCGCCCAATCGTCTGGCACAGCATCGCCAGCGCATCCCCGTCGATCTTGCTCAGCAGGTTGTACCGGATCAATTCCGGCGTCAGCCGCTTCCAAGCCTTGCGCGCCTCAGCGCTAAGGTACTTCGGCGGGGTAGGAAGCCCAACTTCGGGACGAAATAACCCCGTCAGGTCAACCGGCCGATGGCCGCGCCCACCTTCGAGCGCTCTAAGCTCAGGCGGCTTGCTGACTGGACCCCGTTGCCCCACTTGTTCACCTCATTACCCCCCACCCCTCCAAACCCGCGCACCCAAAAAAAAGGG